ACCGTTGGTGGTATGTTTGCTGGCGGTGGCGCTGCTGCCGCTAGTGGTGCTGCTGCTGGCGGTGCTGCAAGCAGTGGCATACTTGGTAGTGTTGGTTCCTTCTTAGGAGGCTCCACTGCTGGTATGTCTAATGCCGGATTGTTGTCTATGGGTATCAACCTGCTAGGTAACATCGGTAATATGTTTAGCGGAGATGATACAGCCAAGGCTATGAAGAAGGCTCAAGAGGAACAATGGAGGCAACAACTCATTGCTACTCGTCAAGCCTACGCTTCAGTGGCTGATGCGGAACGCTCCGCTGCCAAGCAGTATCATTCTGAGTTCCTAGATAACCAAATCTCTTTGATGCAACAAAGGGCACAAGTTGCCTTGCTTGCAGGTGCAAGTGGCACAGGTGGTAGCTCTATCACTTCAATGCTCAACGACTTGACAGGTGAGGCTGGTAGGAACCAGTCTACAATTATTGATAACTACGAGAACCAGCAGATTAACTTTGCTAATCAGCTTAAGTCTATCCAAATGGGTGGTCAGATGCAGATGCGTACTTTCGAGAAACCTTCTGCATTCAGCACACTAGCCAAGGGTATCACTGGTATGGCTGATGCTTACCTTACTGGTCACCAGAAAGGTACGGCACTAAGTAAGGCTATCGGTAGTTCTCGAACTTATTCGTCTGGAACAAGAGGAGTTTAAATGGCAATTGAACGTCAAGCTGTACAGGGCTTACGCCGAGTACAGGCTACAAGTGCTCCGAGTGCTACTAATTTCGCTGCTCGTCAAATCGGTGTGCAGGAAACTAGCGCGTCGGGCAGTCGTTTTCTGGAAGACCTTGTAAACGCCGCTGGCAGTTTGGCGACTGTCACCACTTCTATCCTGAATGAGAGAGTGGAGGACGACAAGGTTCGTCAGTACAACCGAGCACTAACTGGTTTAATGCCAACCGAGGATGCAACGGTAGGTGGTGCTCGTGCTCACATGCTGGTGGGTTTACAGAATGACATTGCAGCGCAGACATTGAAGCTATCCGAGGATGCACAGCGATTCCAAGGTAGTGACAGTGATTGGGAAGACCACGTTATCAATGCTCGCACTGCTGTGCAAGACCGTTTGTGGGATTCTTACCCCGAACTGCGTGGTGATAAAGACTCTATGCGAATTGTCACTAACGCATTCATGGAGCAGCAACCTAAGATCTTTGCAGCAAGAGCAGAAGCCAAGCTGAAGCAAGAGTCAGATGCTCGCCTGGAATCTATGGAGTCACGTATCATCATGGCTACCCAAGGTGTTTCTGGTGAAGCTATGGGTGGTATGCTGAATCAGCTACAGAAAGAAGCCTTGGCTATGCAGATATCTAAGCAAGAGTTTGATGCTATGGTGTCACAGCTTGCCTCTAATCGCGCTGCTGTTGGCGACGACTCATTGATTCAAGGAACCAAGGCTCTGGTTGATGAGAATGGGGTGTCCCTATACGACAGGGTGGGCCAACTTCAGACAGGAGAGATTCAAGCTAACCGTACATGGGCGGCTCAGAATCAGGTGGCCTTGTTCGAGAAGAAGGATGCTGCAATCAAGGCGTTTGAGGCAGGTGAACTTGACCGCACTCAGATGCTACAGATTATGCAGAATCACAACGAACTGTCTGGTGGTACTGCTTGGTCGGATAGTGAAATCAAATCACTGTTTGACCGCCAAGCTAAGGCAAACGCTAGTGTAGCCAAGATGCAAGACTTGCTGGCTCGTGGTGAATCTGGTTCACCACTTGGCCTTCAGGATATCAGCAAAGAGCAGCGAGGTGAATATGCTAGTGCTTTGAAGGAGCAGACCGATAAGCTAGCCAACGACGAGATCGCTCGCACTGGTGCAACTGGTGAAGCTGCTGAGGTCATCCGTGGTAAGTATGAGCAGATGCGCTATGCTAAGCTAGGGCAGCAGTTGATTGAAGACCCTATCATCAAAGAGCGTTACGGTTCTCTGATGCAAATGTCTTCTGCTAACCTGAAGGAGATGACAGCAGAACCTGAAGCACTACAGACTATCATGCGAGCACGTGACTCTATTCCAGAGGATGCTCGTCGTGCCGTTATGGGTGACAAAGAGTATGCCTTCGTGGAGAATTACGACCTTGCAACTCGCATGGGCTACACTCCGGGGCAAGCTATTGAGTTCGCACAGAATGCATCTCGTGGTGAGAAGTTGGCAGGTTCTGTAATCAAGGAGTTGAACGACGAGGTTGATGTGGTTGTCGGTGATATTGCGAGTGGTAGCTGGATGACTCGCGGGGATAACATGAGTGACATGGGACGTGACCTGATGCTTCAGGAGGCAAATACCATTGCCCGTTCTATGAAGGTTGCAGGTCATAACAATGACACCATTAAACGCCACCTCAAGTCATTCTTGGAATCCCAATACACTCAGTTGTCGGAAGGGTTCTTCACTCAAGGTGTTCTGGTGAAAGGTGACGTTCGTACATTAGGTAGCACTATAGGAGTAAACCAAGGTGACGTACCTATGGCACTGCGTCAGTACATGGATAACCACAAACAAGAGTTGCTGGACGCTTCTGGTGGTATGGAAGAGTCCGACCTTTACTTTGATGTGGATTCAAAACGTGGCATGTTCACCATTCGTGCCGGATCTGGTCGTGTACCAGTAACACCAGCCATGCCTCTCTCTGAGATTAAAGGGCAAGCCTTACTCAAAGAGCGATACGAGGCAGAAGTAAAAGAGCGTGATGAAGCCAAGAAGAACTTCGAAGCGCAGCACATGCGTATGTGGGGTGCTGGAGGTTATCAGTCTACTCCACCAGAGAAGACCACTGCCAAGACGGTAGGTTCTCGTGGTATAGCTGACTTCCTTATGTCACCTGCCTTCGCCTCTGGTGAGAATCTGCCTTCTAACTTTGAGTTCAATTACAAGAGGAATAACATGGATTTCTACAACTATGTAGCAAAGACCGAGAACGGTGCCAATGTGGGCTTTGACCGCGTAGCTGGTGTGTACACTCCGTACAAAGATGCTCATGGTCAGTCTGTTGGTTACGGTCACTTCCTCACGGATGAAGAGAAGAAGAATGGGTACATCCTTATCGGAGAAGATAAGGTTCCATTCAAAGCAGGTCAGTCTCAACTTACACCAGAGCGAGCCATGCGCTTGCTGGAGCAGGATATGAAATCTCACGTCCCTAGCACGTCTGGATGGGCTGTACCTTTTGAGTCTATGCATCCCGGTGTACAGCGTGGGTTGATGGATTTATCCTACAACTTAGGCAAAGGTGGTATCAAGAATGCACCTAAAGCCTACGCTGCATTTAAGGCTGGTAAGTTTACTGATGGGTTCATCGAGATGTTATCCACTGCATCTACTGAAGGTAAGCGCAGTCCTGGCTTGTTAGTGCGTAGAGCAGAGGCTTATAACCTTGCTCAAAGTGGTGGAGCTATTCCTAAGATTAGCGAAGTGGAAACACGAGAAGACGGCTCTATGTATGTTAAGTTCGCTGGTGAAATGTCTGAAGCCTTTGTCAGTAAGTCCATTGCTGGTCAGATTGACAAAGATGGGTGGCTGCAAGTATACCCTCCGAAGGCAGGAGCACTAGCACCTGATGCACGTATCGGTCGTATTAAGTTGAGCTAGTGTCATACTCATGGGTTGTCCAACACGTTGGACAGCCTATTATGAATGACATTAACTAAGGAGGTAACATGGCTGACGATATTAGCCAAAACTGGGTGACGGTATCTCAACGTGATTTACCGCCTACCTTTTCACAAGTGGCAGAAGCAGAGCGCAAACTAGAGGAGCAGCGAGCCAAAGACAAGGTGATGCAAACTGCACTGGAAAGCGAGTGGATGCTTTACGGTGGACAACGAGCCATTGAGCGGCATACGACTGAGTTTGCAGAGCAAGAAGGCTACACCGTACCTGAGTCAACCAAAGACGAGTTGTCTAAGATTCACGGATTCGAGATTGCTCAGGACATTGTGAAGGATGTTAAGTCACCAGAAGAGTTGCAGTTCCGTATGTCTAACGCTATGGCTGACAAGGAACGTGCTGAGATTCTGGCTCGTAATGGATTCACTGGCTTTAGCGCACAACTTGCTGCTGGAATATTAGACCCTGTGGGTTGGGCTGCATCTATGGTAGCTGCTCCAGTTGCAGGTGCTGTGAAGGTTGGTCGCCTAGGTCGTATAGTTAAGACCGCTGCACTGGCTGGCGCAGAGAATGCAGCGCTTGAAGCAGTGTTGGCTACAGGTGACTACCAACGTGGTGCTGATGATGTACTGGCTGCTGCCGGGTTCGGTATGATAATGGGCGGTACAATTGGTGCTGCTACTCGTGAAAGAATAGCGCGTAAGCCGGGTAACCAAGGTGTAAACGACGGTGCTGCGTCTGTGGTCGATGACTTAGATACAGTGGTGAAAGGTGCTGACGAGTTCGATGCGTCTGCTGCCAAGGCTGTACGAGAAGCTATGGAATATGATGCTTATATGGCTGTACGTTCCTTCGAACCACTACGTGCAAAAGATGTAGATATTGATATGGCTATCCTGAAGCACACTGATGACTTGAAAGCCAACTCCAGTGTACGCATGAGTGCGTCAGAGAAAGGTAAGTTGAAAGGGCAGATACGCCAGTTGGAAGCAGAGGCAGAGATTATGCGAGGCAAGAAGGTGGATGCCGTAGCAGAAGCTGCTGCTGCCAAAGGTGCGCCTAAGTCTGCTGCCGATCGTCTTGACTTGGATGTACAGAAGAAGGCTCTGGCTCGTCGCTTTGATGAACCACTGGCAGATATCCAGAGCCGTCTTGATGAACTGAATGCTAAGTTGGCTCGTGTTGAGAATGTAGGTAAGGCCAAGGAGGAACTGAAGCGATTCTCTTCTCTTTCTCGTGAAGCACAGATGAAAGAGTTAGGCTTAGATGTACCCGCACGTAAGGTCGAAATGACTAGTGCTGTACGTGAAGCTGTAGCTGCAATACGTGCTGAGAAGAAGAAGACACCGACACAGGTTCATGCTGAGCAAGTGGCTGCTGAAGGAGCTAAGGTTAAACAACGTGACGACTCTATCGGTGCTGCCCGTGTTAAAGACTCTGAGATTGCTGGTGAGCAATTTGACCTGTCTGAAAACATGGAAGACCTTATGGATGACTTGGCTCGTGAAGCTTATCAGTCCGAAGTTCGCCCTGTTAACATCTTTGGCCTTGGCTCTGTATCTTCTGTGATTCTTAACTCGAAGAACCCTGTGTTCCGTGGATTAGGTTTGCGACTACTTGAGAATGCACAAGGTGGTGGCTACCAAGGTAAGACTGCTGCAATCCTAGCAGATGTGAATGGTAACCTTATTCGCTTCGCAGAGAAGAATCGCTATAATGATGGCTTCTCTCAGTTCATCAAAGATAACAACCTACGCGCAGTTGACTATCTGAACCCTGCCGTGACTCGTGATTTCAACAACCAGATTTACACTGCCATTGTCAAAGGTATACCAGATGATACACCTCGTGGTGTCAAACTGGCTGCTGAGGGTATTGCAGATAAGCTGGCTAAAGCCTTGGAGTTGCGTAAGAATGCTGGTGAAGCTGGCTTTGAAGATGTTAAGTCTGCCCGTGATTACCTACCTGTAATCTATGATGGCATCAAAGTTACTGAAGCTGTTAACCGTTTAGGTAGTAGCGAGGCTGTAATCAACCTTCTGTCTAAAGGGTATCAAACTGGTAAGTACAAATTAGGTAAGAAGTCTGCCGATGCGCTGGCTAAGGTGCAATACATTCGTGCCTCTGACTCTACCTTGTCTAGTCGTGTTGCCTTTGACCGTGTTGTGTCACAGCAGCAGCAAGCACAGCTTATCGAAGACCTGAAGGCAGCAGGTGTACCTGACAGTATCATCGACAACTTCATCGAAGGTACAGAGTTAGCTGAAATGGCAGAGTCAGTATCTAACCGAGCCAAGGCTAGTATGGGTATCAACACTCAAGCTGAGTATGGCGGTATGAAGGTACAGGATTTGCTGAACACTAACGTAGGTGAGTTGGCAGAGAACTACGGTAAAGAGGCAGCAGGTGGTGCGGCTCTCGCATCTATGGGCTTCCCTACTCGTCAGTCTGTGCTAAACGCAATCGACGCAGCAGAACGCGCAGGACGCAATATGGCAGGTGCTGACGGTAAGGCAATCAAACAGCTTAGGTCTGAAGCAGAGATGCTCAGAGACGCCGTGAGGCTCATTTATGGCAACACTATTGACGCTGACCCGAATGCGGGGATTGTCCGTGGTACTCGCCGTGTACGTGAAATCACTGGCCTGTTACGCTTAGGTCAGATGGGCTTTGCTCAGGTGCCTGAACTGGCTCGTGCTATCACTAAGATGGGCTTAGGTACAGTCCTGAAGTCTATCCCGGCTACCAAGTTCTTACGCTCTCGTGCTGCCCGTAAAGGTGGTACGGCACAAGGTGAATTACTTGAGCCTGAATTGAGAGAGATGGAAGAGTTGATTGGCTACATCGGTGAGGACAACTGGCTCACAGGTTGGAACGTTCGGCATGATGAGTTTGGTGAGACTGCCGATAACATTGGTAGGTTGTCTGCTGTAATAGATAACGGCCTAGCGATGGGTAGTCGTATCAACACTTGGCTGTCTGGATTCAAGGCAATCCAAGGTGGCTCAGAGAAGATTGTGGCTCGCTCTATCAACAAGCGACTCAAGCAACACCTGATGGGTGAGCGCGAGTTACCTAAGCGTGACCTAGAGGAAGTAGGTCTTGATGAGAACACCATGAAGCGACTGAAGCGACACTTTGACGATAACCCAATGTATGCAGACTATAACGGAGAGAAGGTTCGTATGATGAACTTTGACGCTATGGAACCTGACCTTCGGGAGACTGTAGGTATCGCTGTTCGCCGTATGTCTGGTCGTTTGATTCAACGTAACTTCATCGGGGATGAAGGTATCTGGATGAACAAGTGGTGGGGTAAGGCACTTACTCAGTTTAAATCATTCTCTATTGTGTCTATTGAGAAGCAACTTATTCACGACTTGCGAGGTGATAAGATTCAGGCAGCACAGATTATGGCATGGTCTGCCCTGTTAGGGTATGCGTCTTACGCTACTCAGATGCAGATGCAATCCATTGGTAGGGAAGATAGTGACAAGTTCTTACGTGAGAAGTTCGATACGCAGAACATAGCTATCGGTGTCTTCAACAAACTACCACAAGTGGCTGGCTTCGGTCTTGCTGGTGACGCACTGGCGACTTTTGGCCTTATGCCTGATTCCTTGATGCAAGCGCCGGGACGTATGGGTTTCCGTCAGCAAGGATTCGGCGACCTAGTGGCTGGTGCTGGAGTTATCAGTGATGCAGTGAACTTATCACAAGCATTAGTGAAGTATGCCAACGGAGATGATGATGTCTCTACAAGGCAATTGGTGGACAAGGTTCGTCGCCTTGTTCCGTTAGCTAACACGATTGGCGTAGGTCAGATGACCAAGGCCAGTGTAGACTTATTGGAGGATTGATGAGTTATACGTTCACCGAACACACGGCGGTGGCGGGGCAAGTAACCTACACCTTCCGGTTCGCCGGAAGGGATAAGGGATACCTACGAGCCTCAGATATCATCGTGGAGAAGTTCGAAAACAGTACGTGGGTTTCGATGGAGGGTTGGCAGTTAACTAACACCAACCAGATTACCTTTGCACAAGCACCGACTGCTGGTCTTAAGTTTCGTATCCGCAGGGTGGTAGAGAAGGACTACCCGTATGCAGAGTTTGACCGTGGTGTTGCTTTGGATATGAAATCTCTAAATGGTTCATTCATCCATATTTTGGAGATTACACAAGAGATTCTTGATGGTTTCTATCCAGAAGGTTACTTCGTTAAGCAGGATGTGAATTGGGGCGGTCACAAGATTACCAACTTGGGTGATGGTACGAACCCTAAAGATGCAGTAAACAAAGGCCAGCTTGATGCCTTAGATAAGAAACATACAGATTGGAATAGCCAGCAAGACCTTGAGATCGCAGGTATTAAGGCAGGTCTTGTGTCTAACGTGGCACACCGCACACTGCCTTGGTATTATACGGCTAAAGGTGGTGAGATAGAAATCCACCCTCCTTATGAGTTCCAAGATTGTATTATCTTCATCAATGGTGTCTTCCAGCATGAACTTGCTGGTGCCTTTGCAATTCGTCAGAACACTATTGAACTTGCAGAACCTCTGAGTGCAGGTGATGAATTGTATGCCTTGATTGGTAGCCGATTCACTCCACCTGTGGAGAGCGATACCTACTCTCAGCACCATCAAGTGGAGGAAGGTACGGTGAAACTTGATATTCGCACCTCCTTCAAAGCACTTGATGTGTACTTAGATGGGTTGTATCAAGGTAACACTTCGTACACTACGGAAGGTTCGGTTATCACATTCAGTGAGCCATTACCTGCCTGTATGGTTTCTATTAAGATTAAGCACACATAAGGAGGTGAGATGGTTGACTCCGAACTGATAAATAGTGGTGTGAAGCTTGCGCCGTCAGCTTTAGTCTCTGGCGGGTACTTCCTAGGTATCAGTTGGGACAATTGGGTACTTATCGCAACATTCATCTACACTGTGTTGCAGATTGGCGATTGGTTCTACAACAAGTTTACTTTATGGAAGGAGAAGAAGAAGCGTGGCAAATCATAACAAACATGCAGCTACTGAAGATGAGGTAGGCATCTTACACGGTGCCATTACCAAGATGTTCAACAAGAAAGCTCAGGCAATCCTTGATTCTATCGAGGCAGACCCTGAAGCAGCCATTGCGCTAGTATCTGGTAAGGATGTAGGTGCAATGTGTAAGTGGGTGCTGGATAACGGCATCACGGCTACACCTTCCGCACAGGTGGAAGAGTCTGCACTGTCTAAGCGCCTAGCTAAGATTAAGGCAGCCTCTCAGGGTAAAGTAATCCAATTTGCTAAGGAGGCTTAATGGCAAGAGCAAGGGAGTCACAAGCTGAAGCCCTTGCCCGTTGGGAAGCCTTGCACGAGTTACAGCAGACATTTCCTTATACAGTGCAAGGTCTTCTCTCGTTCGCTCAGGTAGTAATCAATACGCTAATCACTGGCAACCCTGATTTGAACCGGGTACAAGCGGATATTCTTAAATTCCTGTTTGGTGGCAACAAGTATCGAATGGTTGAGGCACAGCGTGGACAGGCTAAGACTACCATCGCTGCCATCTATGCGGTGTTCCGCATCATCCATGAGCCACACAAACGTATCATGATTGTATCACAGACAGCCAAGCGAGCAGAAGAAATCGCTGGTTGGGTTATCAAAATCTTCCGTGGTCTGGATTTCTTAGAGTTCATGCTTCCTGATATCTACGCTGGTGACAAGGCCAGTATCAAAGGCTTCGAGATTCACTACACATTACGTGGAAGTGATAAGTCACCATCCGTGGCTTGCTACTCTATCGAAGCAGGTATGCAGGGTGCTCGTGCAGATATCATTCTGGCAGATGACGTTGAATCTCTACAGAATAGTCGTACAGCAGCAGGACGTGCATTGCTTGAGGACTTGACCAAAGAGTTTGAATCTATCAACCAGTTTGGTGATATCATCTACTTGGGTACACCTCAGAGCGTCAACTCTATCTACAACAACCTACCAGCGCGTGGTTATCAGATTCGAATCTGGCCGGGACGTTACCCGACATTGGAGCAGGAAGCGTGTTATGGTGACTTCTTAGCGCCTATGATACGCCAAGATATGATAGACGACCCTAATCTTCGCTCTGGTTATGGCATCGACGGCACACAAGGCGCACCTACATGCCCTGAAATGTACGATGATGAGAAGTTGATTGAGAAGGAAATCTCTCAGGGTACGGCTAAGTTCCAGTTACAGTTCATGCTGAACACGCGACTGATGGATGCAGACCGCTACCCTCTTCGCTTGAATCAGCTTATCATGATGAGTTTCGGCACTGACATGGTGCCAGAGATGCCAACGTGGAGTAATGATTCGGTTAACCTTATCAGCGATGCACCACGCTTTGGTAACAAGCCTACGGACTACCTGTACCGACCTGTGCCACGTCCATATGAGTGGCGACCAATACAGCGCCGCGTCATGTACATTGACCCTGCTGGTGGTGGTAAGAACGGTGACGAAACTGGTGTGGCGATAGTCTTCCTGCTTGGCACCTTCATCTACGTCTATAAAGTGTTCGGCGTACCGGGCGGGTACTCCGAGAACGCGCTGAGCCGCATTGTGCGCGAAGCAAAACAGGCAGAGGTGAAAGAGATCTTCATAGAGAAGAACTTTGGTCACGGCGCGTTTGAGGCGGTAATTAAGCCATACTTCGAACGCGAGTGGCAAGCCGAGTTAAAGGAGGATTACGCCACGGGGCAGAAAGAGGCACGTATCATTGAGACACTGGAACCTCTCATGTCGGCGCACCGCATCATCTTTAACGCTGAGATGATTAAGCAGGACATTGATAGCGTACAACATTACCCTCTTGAGATTCGCATGAGCTATAGCTTGTTTGCTCAAATGTCGAACATCACTCTTGAGAAAGGATGTCTGCGACACGATGACCGCTTAGACGCGCTGTATGGCGCTATAAGGCAATTAACGTCTCAGATAGACTATGACGAGGTTAACCGGATAAATCGCCTCAGAATGCAAGAGATGCGCGATTATCTGGAAATGATGCATGACCCTCGTCGTCGTCGTGAGTTCTTCACAGGACAAGACCACGGCTACCGGAAGTCCACCAATATGTCCAATGCGATGCAGCAGAGAGTCTTTGGTGGCAGCAATATTAAAACCAAAGCCAGAAATACCATTTCTTCAAGGATTTCAAAGACTTGGTAATTGTGTTGCACTATAGAAGGAGGCCGAAGGAATAACAGGAAATAATAGGTAGTCATAGGTATTCCTAGGTAATATAGGTACGCCTTAGTGGGAGGTATCCTTACCTCCCTATTCTTCCTTTATATTAACTTTAGATAAGGAGTAATAATGCCTAATCATCCGAATAACTATGCCAATATGGGCTTAACTGGTAAGAATCCTCGTAAGCAGGAGAAAACCACAGCCACTGTATTGGCCGTACCTTTCATTTATGCAGAAGGACATGAACACGGTGAAGACCCTTCTAAGAAGTTAAACCGTATCAATGACCAAGTTAAAGCAGGTAAGCGTCGTGGTGCTATGATTCTTACTGATGCACATGGACTGATGGTAGCCTCTGGCAGTAAAGAAACTGACCTATGGTTTACTCACAAGTTCCCCGAAGAAACCACTATCATCCCATCTTAATAAGGAGACAACACATGGCTAAATATGGTGACCCGAATACTGCAACTGGTAAAGCATTCGTAGCTCAGCAGCTTCCTACTACTGCAACCGTACTGGCTCTTCCTATCGTGCTGGAAGAAGACCTGAAGAAAGCTAAGTCTACTATCAACACTGCTCGTCTGTCTGGTAAGCAGCGTGGTGCTATGGTACTGATGGAGAAGCAGCAGGATAAATCCCTGCACATTGCTGTAGCAGATGGCCCGATGCCGACTGACTCGTGGAACGTAGTGCAGCTTGACGTGGCGGTTAATCCGAGCGAGTAAGGAGGTAACATGGTATTAGGTGTAACTGGTCAACGCAACAAAGATCGGGCGGGTGTGGTTACACCTGACCCATTACCGATTGTTGCTGCATGGGATATCCTGCACTATGAATCTACGCTGAATAATAGTGAGATCTCTGGTAAACGTGAAGGTTCTATGGTTGTCGTGGTAGAAGGTGACAACAAAGGTATCTACGTGGCTACTGGCTCAGGTCGTGCCGATAAGTGGATTTACCTACATGGTGTTACCGAAGATGACGTAAGCCGTGACACAGTACGTGAGCTTGATGACATGGTTGATGTTGAGTTTGAAGGGTTCGACACGATGCTTCAGATTACTGAAGAACGTATCACAACCAAGGTCATTGAGACACCTGTGCTCCTGCTGGATGGCTCTTATGGCTATCGTTGCCGTATGACTTTCCACTTCAACTTCAAGAAGAAATCAGGGCACGAGAGCAGTGACTCCTTCCCATTTGCCATTAAGCTTATCAATGCCACTGGCTCAGAAGGTACGTACTACATCGTTGACCACGGTACGTTCACAGGGTGGAATACAGGAGGTGCTGTGATTGGTCACATTGACCTTGACACAGCAAAGACTAACTACATCCCTGTTATGATTAAGACCACTGGCTCTACTAACTTCTACCATGCTGCCTTCTCTTTGGAGTGGACAGCTACCGAGTCAATCGCGGAGGGTTGATGTTAAACAAATACTTCAAGCGTAGAGAGTTCGCTTGCCGTTGTGGATGCGGTACATCCACTGTTGACGCTGAGTTATTACAGGTTGTCACAGATGTGCGTGAGCACTTCGACCTGCCTGTGGTTATCACATCCGGTCATCGCTGTGGCAACCATAACCGCCGTGTAGGTGGTGCTGCATCTTCCATGCACATGACAGGTAAGGCTGCCGACATCAAGGTTACTTCTATCCATCCGTCAGTTGTTGCTGATTATCTGGAGAAGAAGTATCCGGGCAAGTATGGCATTGGTCGTTACAAGTCATTCACTCACATCGACGTGCGCGATGGTAAGGCTCGCTGGCGTGGATAAGTGTGTCGAATGGTGCGAGCGCATGGTTGCTCAGGCTGCCGAGGCTGGTAACTATACCGACTGGCAGAACTATACAACTTTGTTAAACCAATGGAAGGAGAGAAATCGTGGCTAAGCTGTTCAAGAGCAAGAAAGTTGTTGGCGCTATCGTAGCGCTGGTAGTGGCACTTGTCTCTGTTGGCCTTGGCGTTGACCTAGGTTCTGGTGCGGAGTCTTCCGTGACGGATGTGGTCTGCCAAGTGATTACCTGTGAGTAAGGTGCTTGAGGTGGTGGCAGGTCTTCTTGGCCTGTTACTTTCCTACAAGAAGAAGCAGGAAGAGAAGGAGGCACAAAGTGAAGCGAATCATGCTAGCGACAATCCTGCTGATTGGTTCGCTGACCATTTCCGGGTGCGGGACGGCGTTACCAGAGAGCAAGATGGTGCGCCCGACCAAGCCGACGCTGACGGCAGTGTACGAGGTAGACGATAAGGTCTGCTTCAGCAAGCCGGATGCTACAAAACTTGGACTGTACATATTATCGCTAGAACGCGGTTACGATTAATACATACTCTTATGTATCAGCAACATATGATTTATGTTGCACTATAGAAGGAAGGTAGTGCCGTTCTTTTGAGCGGCCTATTACTCACCAATCTTCATGGGGAGGGTTGGATAGTAATAGGAGGTTTAATGGCTAGACTTACAAGAGTCAAACCGTCTGTGACAAACATGGTTCGCCCTACACTACTTGAACTGAAGAAATCAAGTGTTGCTCCTGGTGAAGTCTATGAGACGTTTGGCTTCCGAGAGGTAGGAGATGGTGGTGGTGCTATTTATCATGTAACTACACCAAAGACGGGTGTTGTACCTAATGGGTATGGTGATCATGTGGCAGATAATGGATTGCATTTGATGCTTCTTAGTACACCAACAGATTTGAACCACGGCGTCATAATCAACCAAGAGTATGTACCGCAAGAGGCTAGGTATAACCGAAACGCACTACAGGCTATGTTGCGAAACACAAGCATTCACTATTGTGAATCAACTGCTATAGGGCGTGTTTGGGTGCTTGGTTCGATAAACGTAAGTCGTAATGATCTACACTGGTGGATTAAGAAGGGGTGCCAAATCCGTGGCAGGTACAGCGACCCAAGCATTCCTACACCAGACCAAGCGGGTGGTATGATTAACTTCGCAGACTTCTTCGACCCAGACAGTGGCGACTTCATCCCTTGGAGACCAGAAGACACACGCATCAACGGGCACGTGCGTAACATTCACGTGCGGCTTGATGGGGATGTTTCCACAGAGTACAATGCTGCTCACATAAACCCGTACAATAATAACTGCATCGGTTTCGCTAAGGCAGTGGACTGTAGCGTGCGTGGTACTGGTGGTGTTAGTGAGTCTGACCATAGAGGGATTAACTTCGATGGTTTTGACGATGATCGCAAGCCGTTAAACAAGGGAGGTAATGTTAACTGCCATGTAGACGTGGCATACATCAACAATACGGTAGACAACCCTGTAATGATTGTAGGTGACAAGGTTAACCCTAGCACTTGCACAATTAAGGTTGGCTCTATCCGTAACATGCCGGAGGGTGGTTACAAGAACCCTATTGTGGTAAACGTTTCTAACGGTGCAGACTTCGAGGTTTGGGTTGGTAGGTTCAACAAAGACAGTGGCACTTCTCCTTCCTTAGTTACTGCTCGAAACTGTTCGTCTGTGAAGGTTCGCGGAGGGTACATTCGCGGGTGTGCAAACCTGCTGTACACGGTGGACACACTTGATAACGATGTGAGCGTAGAGGAAATCTATGACACACCAATCGGTATTTACCGTGGAGGTACGAGTGGTGCTGCTCGCAGTTTCAAGTTCCACGGATTGAAGTATTCTGACAGTTCGTTCCGTCATGTATTCTCTAATGCAGTGAGTGGATCTTTCGCTCGTCTGGAGATCTCAGACAACAACTTCAGCTATACCCCAGCAGACTTCAGGTTCGCTACAGGAGGAAAGGCTGTGCTTGAGATTATCCGCGACAACTTAACACCGTCTCAGAGTGATAACACTAAGCTGAACATACTCACAGGGCAATCTAAGACTATCACATTCTCTGATAGTTCTGTCATGTCTCATACCATCAATTTCAAAGATGGTAACTGGAACTACACTAAGATGACCTTAGTTGTCGCCTATGGTGGAGGTCGCGGTATTGCCACATTAGACCTAACCGCCAAAGAGGTAACAAGTAACAGCATTATCATCAAGGCTGGTGATTATCCAGTTACTGTAACTGGAGGTGCGAATAGTGGATCTGTCACGCTTGCAACTACAAGACCACAGTATCTGAATTACGTTGTGCTGCACAACTAAGACTATGCGCGGCGTTAGCCGCGCTTTCACGCGAACTTTTCTTAAAGGTTATCATGGTGGTAGCCTTTCAGAAGAGGAGGTAACATGTCAATACAGAGACTGGGATCGAAGCTAGTAAAGCATGGCGCAGAGACCCTTCATTCGTTTCTGACTAACTTGAAGAGTTTCACAGAGTCTTCAATAGACTCATTGGGACTCCGTGTAGGTAAGGTGGAAGAATACGTATCTGGGTTTAAGAAAGTAGGGGACTTTGCTGTAGGCGTTACTCTTCCGGATAGCAAGTCTGTTGTATACAACCCAAAGAATGGGATGTACTATAAACACGACAATGCGCCGTACACTATCAAAGAAGGTGATGTCGTAACATCGTTTGGATTCAGGTGCGTTGGGCTTCTAAGAGGATACCCCTTAGGAGATGTTAGGAATTGGTCGACTCTTCCTTCTGCAACTACACCAACAGATATAGCTAATAACACTTCAGTGTTGCAGCTAATGTTTGACAGCTTAGGCGACAAGGGTGTGGCAATCTTCCCGGAGGGCATCACTACCAGATTCAACACGCTATGGATTCGGAATAGAGATTTCACAGTATGCGGATCAGGTGTACTAGATGGTACGCTTAAAGTGTGCTGTCCTACATTTGCAACTAGTCCAGATATCTACATGAATTGCACCATTAAGGATGTAACATTTGAAACCACTCGTGGCCTTAATGATGCGATACAGATGGCTTATGCAAGAATGGGTACAATCACTAACATAAAGGATGTTCGTGGCTTCTCCAACTTCATCCGCGTCATGGCAGTGAAAGAAGCAGGTGGTACTCAGCAAGTTGCATGGGGCCAGCACTGCAATAGGTGGATCGTTTCTAATTGCCACTATGGTGCCAGCGGTGTCCTTGGTAAGACAGTGGAGCGATTCATACAGTCTGACTTAGATGATCTTGCTAAATTCCCCATTGCAGATTGGATAGTACAAGGCAATGAAGGGCATGCCACGCACGACCATGTGGTGTTAAGTATGATTGATGGTTTCACATTGGACTCTAACATCATGTTCTTCCCCGGATACCAGACCAGGAGCCAGACTAAGCGCTCTCATCTTCGCGTTGAAAGAGGAGGGGGTTGGCTTCAGGTGTCTAACAATAAATTCTTTGAATCTGGTGGAGCTTCTGTGTACTTGTCAGGTTGCTCTAGGTTTGAGTTGCACGATAACTTGTACGCCTTTGGCTCGCAAAGGTTACCAGAGGCGCAGATTCTGGCTACTGGTACGCCTCTTGCTGGAGACAAGTTCACTCAGGCATCGATCCATAATGAGCACATCGTCTCTTGTGGTGGTGCTGGTATTCAAGTTGCATCTGGCAATGGTCGCATGAAACTGCATGACTGCAACATACAGAGTCCCGGAGACACACAGTACTACTATGGTACTGCTCAGCAATACCAAATTGGTATCTCCGTTGCAGCTAATACCTTGGCAGTGGAGGTCTATAACAACACAACCCGTGAGGCGAACAATAGCTTAGCTGAGGTCTCTAATAACATTTACCGCAATAATGTTATTGATAAACTTAGCAGTGGACACGGATTGACTGTTCAGACCACACAGAGGGCTTAACATGCCACTAGTTAAGTCGATAAAGGAGAAGGCTGTACGCCAGAACACAGAAGAACTAATCAAGTCAGGTCGTGACCCTAAGCAAGCTTATGCCATTGCTAAGGACGTACAGCGACGTGCCTTGAAGAAACCTTCTGCATCTTAGTGTAACCAAGGGCTGACTTAGGTTGGCCCTCTTACAAGGAGGATACATGATTTGGATTCACACGTATGGTGTAGGTAAGTTCGGTAGTAAGATTATACGTAACATACATGACACCGAAGAGTCTGCCTTGGCAAGTCAAGAGGTTCTTGGTGGAACTGTCCAGTGTTACATGAGGAAGCCACAAGGTTTCGACTTAGTGTAATCAAAGGAGGAAATATGTATGTACCAATGGAAGCCTTAGTGGGTTGCCTGTGCTTACTTATAGGCTTTGTCATAGGCATGATAGCCAGACCTTAGTGGTCACAAAGTAACCAAAGTCAAAATTTTGATGTAGGCGTGTGTCAGCTCTCTCGCCCTCGCCCTCGCCGGGATGCCCCCCATAGGGTGGCGGGTGGCGCTAGGGCTGCACAGGACGGGCTGAGGGAAGCGCTTAGTGTAGGCCAAGGTGATTGGCTAGGCCGTCCGAAAGGTAGCCGGAGGAGGCCGGATAGGACGCTTGACAGCGTGTGTGGGCGTGGGCTATCTGTTTCTTTGCCTGCTCCTGCGTCGCTCACAGCGCATGGGTTACCTTGTGTGATTCCTTGATGTGTACCTTAGTTAATGCCTTAGTTACTACCTTAGTGATTCTCTTAGTGACTACCTAGGCTTACCTTAGTGAATAACCTTAGTTTGTCTTAGTGTTACCTTAGTGCTTGCATAGCTAAAGCTATAAGATGCGTTTAAGGTCGCGGTCGGTAGACCGCTAAAGAGTAGTAATGAATAGGAAGATGCAAGGATAGAACACCATAAATCAACCTTGATATCTCCTTGTCTAACACGTTGGACACTGCTTAGTTACTAATTAGTGCAATCTTAGTGTTGACATAGGCCTTAATAGTATGCATAATGCATCACGTAGGCGGTACTTAGTGAGTAATCAGTAAGTATCTAGTAGCCAGCTAGTAAGGCATACGAAGAGACTAGCGCTTACATGAAGTAAGAAAGGTGTTGACAAGCTAACTTTGTTAGCCTAAGATACCAACCAAGCCGAGAGAACTAGCAAGCTCAAGGCGCTACAAGGTGGAGAATTGGTGCATAAGCCTAAGCTATAGGATGTAGTTGCACGAAGCGTTAAGTAAGGGCGCGGTAAATACCTACTTCCACTGGAGACGATCCTTGTAGCATTGCTCTTTAACAATTAGCTTAGTGTAACCTATGTAAGCCGTGGTAATTACTTATTAACTTAATGAGGTGATACCATGAACTACGATGAATTGTATGAAGCTTACTTTGATTCTCTGGAAGAGGGAGAAGAGGCATTATCTTACGCTGATTTCGTGGAGGCTTTGCGCTAATGTATGATGACGCTTATGATGCTTACGTGGAAGCTGTATGTGAATACGAGGTTCCAATGAGTAGAAGAGAGTTCGAACGCAGATACACTGAATGGTGTGAACGTTCTGACCGGGTATCACCAGAGTTACGTAAAGGCTTAGATAATGAATCTTAACACTAAAGAAGCTAGCGCAGTGTTCACACTGTTATGCTATATGATCAAAGATAACACTTTGATGACCGACACAGAGTTAGCACTATATCATCGCTTCCTCTCGGAGGGCTGGGATGACAACGTTAACAAAGCAAGAGATATCATGAAGGAGTTAATCAATGCTTAAATTCGAAGTGTTTACACAGAATAGCTATGATGCAAATGTTATTGCTGGGCTGTTTAACGGTGATATACACGCATACAACATAACAAGCGATGAGGAGTACTTTATGGTTACCTTCACTAGCTGGTTATCGCATAGTAATGTAGTCCAGCTCTTGGCTGGCTACGAGTGGGAAGAAATTATTTCTTCAGAAATTTAAATTAGATGTTGACAACCACGGCTTACAAGGTTACATTAAGCACATAGCCGAGAGGCACCGCTCTTTAACAATCTGGATTAAGCTAAGTCGGATAGGTTAACGCATAGGAGGCTTACGAGCCTCCTAGATGATAACCTAACTAACTTAAGAGGATTAAATCATGGAACGTAACGCTAACGCATACTATGACCTTCAGGCTCACGCTCTGGAACTGCTGAAAGAGCGCATTGTCGGTGAAGATATCCAAGATAGTGACGACGCATACGACGCAATTCACGAGATTGCAGATGATGTAACACCTCATTACTATCATGAAATCTTCACGGTCATGGCTGCCGATGGTATCGACCTTGATTTTGATGATTCTGGTCTTATCCCAGATACGAAAGATGTTTCTAGAATCTGCCAAGCTCGAATTTATGAGCAATTAACCTTAGATATGTACGCTGAAGTTGATGCTCTGGTAGAAGAATATGTAGATTCACTAGAAGAAGAGGACGAGGAATAATGAACGGTAAACATTATAACTTCCTGTTTTCCGATGGCATCACGCTGAAATGTTCGCTAGCCTTTGCTAAGATGCGAGAGGAAACGCTTGGGACGACCTATAAACTAATTATGTAGCACTATAAGAGGCTTAACAGGTCATCATTACGATGGTGACCGATTAAACCAACTTAAAGAGGTGTAAACATGAAAACTTTGATTAATACGCTGGCTTGCTTCCTACTTGGTTCCATCATCTTGCTGGCTAGCGCTGGCGTTAAGGTTGAATCTCATCATTATGACGTTGGCACTTGCAACCACTTAATAGTTGGCGGCGCAATGTGGCATACATGGTTCGAGTGATTAGCCTATAGCTCATTTAGTGGGCTATGTGATATTCACTTAACACTAACTAAGGTAACAATTATGACTACTGAAAACATCGTCGTTTCTGTTCGTGAAGCTGCAACCGTTGAAATCAAAGCGCACTTAGACACAATCGGCACCGCTTACTTAAAAGTAGGCTCCTTGCTGAATGAGTTACGCGGTGACTTTGAGAATCAGCGAGATTTTCTGGCTTACGTGGAGGCGGAATTTAGCATTAAGAAAGCACAATGCTATAACCTTATGAATGTAGCGCGTTGCTTTGACGGGGACGAGCGTTTCAAAGGCGTTGCAATGCGTGTACTCCTTGCCTTGATCCCCTTTGCCGATGACGGCGCAATCATGGATAAAGCCGCCGAGCTAGCCGCTAACGGTGAGTTAGACACTAAAGCCGTTAACGCGCTTGTAAGCCCTTCTAAGCCGTCTAAGCCTGAAGCCAGCCAATCACAGCAGGAAGCGCCGAAAGCTAGCGAGAGCGCCGCACAGGAAGCACAGGAGCCGCAAAGCGTACCACAGGAAGACACCGCCACTACTGGCGACAACTCCGCACCGTGGGACGATGACGACAACAAAGAGGAAGCCCCGAAAGCACCAGAAGCTAAGGCCGCGCCACTGGATAACGCAGCGACCGCAGATAATGCGGCTATGGCTGGCTTGTTAGACCAGATTAAGCGCCTGAGTGAACAACTGGAAGCGGCAAACAACCGCATCGCAGAACTGACCAGCACACGCGAGACTAAGAAAGCCGCTGCACCTATGTTGCCTCAATTCAAATCTAAATGCTTCTACGCTCGCTTAGGTCTTAGCGCTGAAGAAGCCGAGAAGAAGACAGCAGTTAACAAGGCTAAACGTGAATTGGTTAAGCTTGGATATGGTGAAGGTCATGAAGCTTGGGGACTGATTCAAGAGGCTGTTACCGCACTGACTGAGAAATAATAGTTGACTTATAGAGCGTCATTGTCTAAGATGGCGCTCACTTAAGTTTTCTACACCACACGGAGTAAGTAAGATGCAAGATTTACACGCTATCCAGCTTCAATTAGAAGAAGAGATGTTTAATGGTGGTATCCGTCGCTTTGAAGCAGAACAACAACGACACATTGCAGCAGGTAGCGAGTCAGACACGGCTTGGAATCGTCGCCTACTGTCTGAATTAATCGCTCCTATGGCTGAAGGAATTCAGGCTTATAAGGAAGAGTACGAAGGCAAGAAAGGCCGCGCTCCTAAAGCTCTTAACTTCCTGCATTGCGTAGAAAATGAAGTTGCAGCATACATCACAATGAAAGTTGTATTTGATATGCTCAACACAGATGTAACCTTTCAGGCGGTAGCTATGTGTGTAGCGGAGCGCATCGAAGACCAAGTACGCTTTAGTAAGCTTGAAGGTCACGCCGCTAAATACTTCGAGAAGGTGAAGAAGTCACTCAAGGCAAGCCGTACTAAGTCCTATCGTCACTCTCACAACGTCGCTGTAGTAGCTGAGAAGTCAGTAGCTGAGAAAGACGCAGATTTTGAACGCTGGCAAGCTTGGCCTAAAGATACTCAACTGCAAATCGGTTGTGTACTGCTTGAAATCTTAGAGAATAGCGTATTCTACAACGGTGAGCCTGTATTCATCCGAGCAATGCGAGCTATTGCAGGTAAGACGGTGTACTTTCTGCAAACATCCGAGAGTGTAGGGCAATGGATTAGCGCATTCAAAGAGCACGTAGCACAGCTTAGCCCAGCTTACGCTCCTTGCGTAGTACCTCCGCGTCCTTGGAAGACCCCTTTTAATGGTGGTTTCCATACTGAGAAGGTAGCTAGTCGTATCCGTCTTGTTAAGGGTGACCGTGAGCATGTGCGCAAGTTGACACAAAAGCAGATGCCGAAAGTGTACAAGGCTATTAACGCTTTGCAGAATACTAAATGGCAGATTAACAAGGATGTATTAGCGGTTATTGAGGAAGTTATCCGCTTAGACCTTGGCTATGGTGTGCCTTCATTCAAGCCATTGATTGACAAAGAGAACAAGCCAGCTAACCCCGTTCCGGTTGAGTTCCAGCACTTACGCGGTCGTGAACTGAAAGAGATGTTAACACCGGAACAATGGCAACAATTCATCAACTGGAAGGGCGAATGTGCGCGCCTGTACACCGCCGAGACTAAACGCGGCTCTAAGTCTGCTGCCGTTGTTCGCATGGTTGGACAAGCTCGCAAGTATAGCGCCTTTGAATCCATTTACTTCGTATACGCGATGGATAGCCGTTCCCGTGTTTACGCGCAATCCTCCACGCTCTCACCGCAGTCTAACGACTTAGGCAAGGCATTGCTCCGCTTCACCGAAGGGCGGCCTGTGAACACCGTAGAAGCGCTTAAATGGTTCTGTGTAGCTGGTGCTAACCTGTGGGGATGGGACAAGAAAACCTTTGATGTGCGCGTGTCCAACGTGTTGGACGATGATTTCAAAGAGATGTGCCGTGACATTGCCGCCGACCCGCTCACCTTTACACAGTGGGCGACTGCCGACGAGCCTTATGAGTTCCTCGCATGGTGCTTTGAATATGCACAATATCTCGACTTGGTAGACGAGGGAAGGGCTGACGAGTTCCGCACTCACTTGCCAGTACACCAAGACGGCTCTTGCTCCGGTATCCAGCACTATAGCGCGATGCTGCGTGACGAGGTGGGCGCAAAGGCTGTAAACCTGAAGCCGTCCGATGCTCCGCAAGATATTTACGGCGCGGTTGCACAGGTGGTTATTAAGAAGAATGCGCTGTATATGGATGCCGAGGAAGGGACGACGTTCACCAGTGGAAGCCTGACACTTTCTGGTAGTGACTTACGCGCAATGGCTAGCGCATGGGACAGCATAGGCATTACTCGCGGCCTGACCAAGAAGCCAGTCATGACCTTGCCGTATGGTTCTACTCGCTTAACCTGCCGTGAGTCAGTGATTGACTATGTGGTTGACTTGGAAGAGAAAGAAGCACAAATGGCAATCGCTGAAGGGCGGGCGGCGAACAAGGTACATCCTTTCGAAGATGACCGCCAAGACTACCTGACACCGGGCGCGGCATACAACTACATGACGGCGTTAATCTGGCCTTCTATCTCTGAAGTGGTTAAAGCTCCGGTAGTTGCAATGAAGATGATTCGTCAGCTTGCCCGCTTTGCAGCTAAGCGCAATGAAGGGCTGGAATACACCTTGCCTACTGGCTTCATCCTGAAGCAGAAGATTATGGCAACCGAGATGCTCCGTGTGCGTACTTGCTTAATGGGTGATGTGTTCATGTCCCTGCAAGTTGATACCGACATTGTGGATGAAGCGGCAATGATGGGAGCAGCAGCGCCGAACTTCGTACATGGTCATGATGCAAGCCACTTGATTCTCACGGTGTGCGAACTGGTAGACAAAGGGGTGACTAGCATTGCAGTAATCCACGACTCTTTCGGTACTCATGCAGACAATACGCTGGTACTTCGCATCGCACTGAAAGGGCAGATGGTGGCGATGTATGTTGACGGTCACGCGCTCCAGAAGTTACTGGATGAACACGAAGACCGCTGGCTGGTAGACACTGGCATCGAAGTACCGGAACAAGGAGAGTTCGACCTGAACGAAATCATGGAATCTGAATACGTATTCGCCTAATAACTCACTAAATATACAGGCCAGCCTTCGGGTTGGCCTTTTCTTTTGCCTATTACCTGTAACATTTCATTAACAAGTCCAACGTGTTGGACACGATGCGTATTGTGTTGCACTATAGGACCACGCCCGTCGGAGACGGAAAGTAATAGGTAGTTATAGGAAGTAGTAGGAAGTAAGGTAATATAGGTATACCTAGGTTATCCTTCCTATTACCTCTTCTCTTAATAGGAAGGAAAGTCCTAGGCTGTCCAACGTGTTGGACATAGCTTATTTGTGTTGCCCTATAGAACAATACTAATCACTCATTGGAGAATTAATCATGCGTAACTTCGAGAAACTGACCCGTAAATCTGCTAACCGTTTTGGCATGGAAGAAGGGAAGACAGGCACCAAGCGTAACAAGCCTACCCGTGACCGTGTATCTAAACGCGCAGCGTGGGAGTGCTAAGTTATGGCTATCATCAATAACATCCCTTGCCCTGAATGCCAACGCAACGGGCATGATAAGTCCGGCAATCACCTCATGATATTTGAGGATGGTGCTGGTTACTGTAACCGTGGTCACTTCCATAACAGTGGGCGACCTTACTACCACAAGCCAGAAGGTGGCATCGAAATAACCGAGCTACCTATCACTGGCAACATTAAGTACACACCTTCTCAGTTCCGTGAGATGGAGAAGGAAGGGAAGGTAAGCGACCCTAAGCTACGCGCTATCGCACTTGGCGGTATGCGTATGAAAGACCGTTGGGAGGTCATGAATGATGAGGAAAGGGCTGAACAAGAAGCCGAGTGGCAGCTTGACGTTGAGTGGTTCCTTGAACTTAAGAGGAAGAACCTTGTATCACGACACATTCGCGGAGACATATGCGCGTTGTATGATGTCCGAGTCGGTCATGATGGTGAAGGGAAGGTTAACAGGCATTACTACCCTCGCTTCGAAGGTGGCAAACTTGTAGGAGCTAAGTGCCGCACGTTACCTAAAGACTTTAAGTTTGGGCACCTTGGTAAGCTGTTCGGTAATCAGGATATGTTCGGCATGAATACCATGTCCAACGTGTTGGACAAGGGACGCCGGAAGGATGTATTGCTTATCGTCGGCGGTGAACTGGATGCACTGGCAGCACAGCAGATGCTTCTTGATTCTGCCAAGGGGACCAAGTGGGAAGGTCAGCCTTATCATGTGTGGTCTATCAACAAAGGCGAGGCTTGCCTTGAAGAAATCGTGCAGAACCGCGAGCATATCTCACAGTTCAAGAAGATTATGTGGGGCTTCGACGGCGATGAGGTAGGTCAGAAGCTGAACCAGCAAGCGGCTCGCCTGTTTCCGGGCAAGTCTTACATCCTTGAATACCCTGCTGGCTGCAAGGATGCGAACAAGGCACTCATGGCTGGCAAGGCCAAGGAATTTGTCGATGCGTGGTTTAACGCCAAGTCATCTGATGAAGTCTTTGGTAGCCAGATTAAATCCATAGCATCTCAAAGAGATAAGCTGAAGGCTGCACGTCCAGAGCCGGGATTGTCATGGCCTTGGCCTAAGCTGAACAAGATTACCCTTGGTATCCGTAAGCACCAGCTAATCATCGTAGGTGCTGGCTCAGGTGTAGGTAAGACTGAGTTCCTACGCGAAGTGGTTAAGCACCTCATTGAAGAACACGGCGAGTCTGTAGGCATCATCTCTACGGAAGACCCGATGGTGAAGGTGTCTCGTGCCTTCATTGGTAAGTGGATTGATAAGCGCATTGAGCTACCACCAACCAATGACCCGCGTGAAGACGGTTACCGTGAGGTCTTCGACTATACCGAGGAAGAGGCTAACGCAGCCATTGATTACGTTGCTGATACAGGTAAGCTATTCGTAGCGGACCTTGAAGGTGACTATTCGATGGAGAAGGTAGAGCAGACTTGCCTTGAGTTCGAGGCAATGGGTATTTCAAACATCATCATTGATAACTTAACGGGGATTAAATTAGATGAACGAAATTTCGGTGGTAAAGTTGGTGCGCTTGATGAATGCGTCAAAAGAATCGGCACTATCAAAGACAGACATCCAGTTACGATCTTCCTTGTCTCACACCTTACGCGTCCTTCAGGGCAACGAACCTCTCACGAGGAAGGTGGTGAAGTTATCCTTTCTGACTTCCGAGGCTCAGGGGCTATCGGATTCTGGGCTTCTTACGCGTTGGGGATTGAGCGTAACACAAGAGCTGAAACGCTTGATGAAAGGACTACCACGTACATCTCATGCGTCAAAGACCGTGACCAAGGAATTTTCTCCGGCACACGCATCATGCTCAAAGGTGACGTCGCAACCGGACGTCTTCGTGAACCTGAAGCTAGGACACGATCCTTCGATACTGGAGCGCCTAAAGAGCAGACTGTGCCTGATGATATGTGTTGCACTATAGAAGATAACACACAGGAGTTTTAGTGTCCTTATCAGGGCTTGTCCAACGTGTTGGACAGGCTCTTATTAAGTACATTAACTCAATGGAGATTAACTATGAAACTTAACTTACAAGTAGGTGAACGTGTACGTAACATTCGTGTAGGCTCTAGTCGTGCTGGTTGGCAAGGCACTGTAGCAGAGGCTAACCGTAGCGAGTACGTTATCAAGTGGGATCGTGGCGAGAAGCAAACCTACCTTCGTCGTTTCTCACACCAGAACCTTGAGCGCACCCATGTAGCTAACAAGTGTGCCTGTGTGTATGACGAGTTATGTGAACGTTGCGCCCGTCAGTTAGCCAAGACACTGACATACATGGAGCGCTACGGTGCTGGTACTAAAACTTTGTCCGAGGCAGCATGGAACGTGCTTATGTTCGAACGCCCCAATGGACGCAAGGTACTGAAGCGTGAGCGTCGCAACGTCATCACTGGTCTTACTCAGAGGGATGTGATGCGTCAACATGGTGCTCTTGGTGTATCCATGTTCAACACTCGTGCAACGGGGCGCAGCACAGGCCAAGCTTTCCGCATCTTGGGTGAGGCCATGTGTAATCCTGGTACTGCCATTCGTTATCACGATGTAGACCATGCAATCTCTGAAGGCAGGGGTGGTCGCAATGTGATGAATCAACATTTCGAGAATGTATTACGTGACACTATAGGAGAGCGTAAGGGCTTTACCTTTGAACACGGTCATGTTACATTTAACCCTATCGTTACGGAGGAAACCTATGTCACGCAATGACAGCAAGCACAGCCTTAAGTTCCTTGAGCGGCATGAAGATCTGGCTGCACAGGTGACTAATCAGGCATTCCTATTCGCACAGCTTACGTTAGCTGAGGCTAGGAAGAACAGCCTAACTCGCGAGCAGGTAATCAAAGAAGGAACTAAGAGCAGTTAATAAGTCATGGCTTGTCCAACATGTTGGACAGGTCATTATCATATTAATTGGAGGATTAACTTTATGAATAACTTCGACTCTGATTGGGATTACTCCGACTCACTTCAGCCTAAACCAGAGCGTCCTGACTCTGACTATGAACTGGAGGAAATGTATGAAGACTATTGATTGGGTGAAGGAAGCAGAAGGCCGTATCCTTGTGATGGATGCGGAAGCCAAGGGCTTGCTTGATGCAATTCGGTATGGCAAAGGCAATGATGATGTGCATATCATTTGCTGCATGGACTTGCTTACCACTGAAGAGTTTCTCTTCTTCAACCCATATGACCGCCGTGACCCTAATGCAAGGGAGCACCTGAAGGAATGGGATGGTCATCAAGAAGGTGACCTTGAAGATGGTGTGCGATTCCTCAAGCACTGCGAGGCTATCGTGTCGCAGAACTTCCTTGGCTATGATGGATTGCTGTTTGAGAAAGCATTCCCTGATATCTGGAAGGGCTACAACTACACGGAGAAGCGCGGGAAAGGCCGTCTACGGGCAGATCTCTGTCCGGTTAAGGTTATGGATACCCTCGTCATGTCGAGGCTCCTGAACCCTGATAGACGCCTTCCTCCGCAAGCCTACGCCAAAGGCATGGGTAACGTTGCACCTCATTCTATCGAGGCACACGGTATCCGTATCGGTCGCTACAAGCCGGAGAACGAGGACTGGTCTAAGTTAACAGACCACATGGTTCACCGTGTACGTGAGGACGTGGCGATTGGTCGTGACCTATTCCTGTGGCTGTATAACGGCGAGTGGATGGAGCACAAGCGGCGTGGCGTTAACCCTCGCACTGGCCTTGGCATCGAGACAGCATTCCATATGGAGTCCATCGTGGCTCTGGAGATGTCACGCCAAGCTGAGCGCGGTTTCCGTCTTGACATCGACAAGGCACTTGCACGATGTGAGGAGCTTGACCATAAGATTGACGAGACTGTTGCCGCATTCCGACCCCACATGCCTATGCGCATCAAGTCTAAACCTTTCAAACCTCAAGAGAAGGAAGCACAAGTTGATAAAGCAAATGAGTACGCTAGACTTCACGGCATTGGAGTTACGCTGTCTAGCGATGCATTTATCCATGTCGAACGGCGCGGAGATAGGCAGACAGTTTGGGCTGTCACCACTAAGTATGGAGATTGGTCTGCTACTGTCAAGAAAGACTTCCCTGTACTCCGTGGCAACAAGAATGACACACCTAGCATCAAGCACATTGGCCCTTACTCTCCCGTCACGTTTGAAGAAATTCCCTTGGGTAACCGTGACACTGTTAAACAGGTACTATACGATTTCGGATGGCGTGGAGTTGAGTTCAACGATACAGAACAAGCACACCTTGATGAATATGGTACGTTACCTAAGCCTTGGAGTGGTAAGATAAATGAGAAGTCAATTACTTTATGGAAGGAAAGAGCCTCACGTGAAGGTAAGTCAGTACCTGATTGGTGCTTGGGTATCGCTGCATGGTACATACTCGTATCCCGTCGTGGTCAGATCCTCAACCGTGGTGATGTTGAAACCTTCAATGCTTCGGGGCGTTGGCCCTCGCAAGCTGGTGTACGAAAGTGTCGCGGCCTTATACCTGTAGCTTTTAACAAGGAGCTAGGCATCAATGCACAGACATACTACGAGACATACGGGTGCTGGCCTACGTCCGATAAGGATGACGGAGAGTGGCGTGTTCCCGCTGTTGCTATTTCTATTGGCACTTCTACGTTCCGTATGCGTCACAGGAATGTGGTTAACATCCCCGCTCGTGGTCTTTACCCTCTTCGTGATTTATTCATAGCTGGTAAAGGCAAGATGATTCTTGGTTGTGACGGTGCAGGTCTGGAGTTGCGTGTGTTATCGCACTTCATGAATGACCCTGAATATCAAGAGATTGTTCTGCATGGTGATATCCATACACACAACCAGCTTAAGGCTGGCCTACCTAAGCGTGACATGGCAAAAACTTTTATTTATGCCTTCCTGTACGGCTCAGGTATTGCTAACCTTGCTGCTGTATGTGGTGTCACTGAAGATGAGATGAAGGAGGTTGTTGCTCGTTTCGAGATTGAACTGCCGTCACTGGCGCGTCTTCGTGAGAACGTCATAGCTGCTGGTAATAAGTTCGGATACCTGCAAGCACCTGACGGACATTGGGGCCGCATCCGTATGAGCGGTGGTGAACTTAAGGAACACACCATGCTTAACGTGCTGCTCCAGATGACAGGTTCATTGTGCATGAAGTACGCCTTGGTGAAAGCCTTTGCGGTCATGCGCCGTGAAGGTGTGGCACTGGATGACATGGGAAATCCCTGTGGTGTGGCTAACGTACACGATGAAATCCAGATGGAAGTACCAGAAGAAGAGGTGTTGTATCTTGACTATGAGCTACCTTTCACGTTGGAAGGGTTCGAAAGTGAGAAGTCAGCTATCAAAGCTGTGTTCGACCCTGAAGAGAAACGTGTGCATGTGGATTCGGAGGGACGTATGTGGTCTGCTGCAAATCTTGTTAGCGTTGATACTAGCGCTGGTGTACTTCGCTGTCAGCGTCGCTATCACCGCGCAGGTCACATCATCGCTGATGCAATGACTTGGGCTGGCACATACCTTAACATGCGTTGCCCTATGGCTGGCGAGTACAAGATAGGTGCAAGCTGGAAGGAAACCCACTGAGTTATACTCAAGGTCACTTACGAGTGGCCTTTATGAATAACTTAACTGGAGGCAATTTAATGACTACTGTAAATACTACTATGCTTAAGAAGGTTTATAATCTGGTCTATAGCGTAACTGGCTTGCAGTTCTTTCCTGCTGGTGGTGCTGTACGTGATGCACTGTACGGCAAAGAGCCTAAAGATTACGACATGGTGTTGCCAGTAGGTAACATTTGCTGGTCACAGGCATTCCAAATTATGGAAGATGCAGCCAAAGACTTGCGTAATATCGGATGTGGAGTGATGATTTACCAGTCCTACGGTATGGAATCTGGTGAAGAAATTAACCATACTTCCTTTCAGGCTATGTTTCTTAGCTGCATGAAGGTAAGTATGAAGCATTGCCAACTTGACTTACTTCTTTCTAAATCACCAACAATCCAAGATCATGTCAAGAAGCATGATTGCAATATGAATATGGTCTGGTTTGATGGCAAAGATATCCGATGGGAGCACGGTGGTGTTACTCCTTATGTTCCTGTCTTAGAGTTCAACAAAGATGTGTGCGATAAGCGCATTCAGTATATGGATAAGAAGCGGCATGAACTTATCCGTCATCAATTACAGCATCTTTGATTTGTGTTGCACTATAGAAGGAGGGCCAAGGTAATAAAGGTCTTTAAGTTAGTATAGGTAATTAGGTAAATATAGGAGAAATAATATGTCTATGGTAACTATTCTTGTATCCCTGTCTCAGTACCTGCGTAACTTGTCTATTCGTATGAAGAACAAGGCTATTGCAGCTATCAAAGAACGCATCGCTGTAGTTGAGGCTGAGCAAGTAGAACTGGAAGAACATCGCAGTGAGCGCATGGTGGATTGCCACAAGCGTTACTACGCATCTTATGAAGACTTACGTGCTCGTCATGCCAAAGATGTAGCCGAGATGCTGGAGCGTCATGAGACTGAGCAGCGTAACCTGAAGGCAGACTTCGAAGAGAACAAGCGTACTATCGCACTGACTTCCCAAGCTGCATCGAATGAACTGAAGCGTGAACTGGTAATGCTGAGCGCTGAACTGGATAACCTGACTAAGTAATTCTGTTGCACTATAGAACAATAGGTCGATTAAGTTCGGCCTATGATTGTATCGTGTAACCAAAGGAGGTGTTGTGGAAATCTGGAAAGTGATAGAAGACTTTCCTGATTATGCAGTTAGCTCTGAAGGTAAGATTAAGTCCTTGAGATTCAACCGCATAATGGTTGGAGGTGTTGACTCTGATGGTTATGCGATTGTAACTTTAAGGGTTAACAAGAAACAGAAGACATGTAAGGTTCACCGATTGGTTGCTTGTGCATTTCTTCCTAATGAAGACATGCTACCAGAAGTTAACCACAAGAATGAGATTAAGCTAGACAATAGATCTTCTAATCTTGAATGGTGTACATGTCAGTATAATACTGAGTATTCACAAGCTAAGACTTATGAATTACTCACACCAGATGGTGAACACATTACCGTTACTAACTTGAGAAAGTTCTGTAGGGACAATGGTCTAAGTCAAGGCAATATGAATAAGGTCTTGTCTGGTAAGTATTCACAACATAAAGGTTATCGTAAATTTAATGGAGGTAATTAATGGCTCGTTCTGATTTTATGTTTGGCGCTGAGGTTGCTGCTGCTACTGGTGGTGTGTTTAAAAACCCTGATGTTGGTGACCACGAGGCAGTGATCTCTGGTATCATTCATGTTGGTTCCTTCCAAGATATCTTCAAGAAGGGTAACACTACTGAGGTGAAGAAGCCAGCTAACTTTGTTCTGGTCAAGGTTATCCTGATGGGTGACGAAGACAAGAACGATGATGACTCTCGTATGGAACAGTGGATGGCTGTGCCGCTCAAGTCTGGTGACAAGGCAACGCTGACTAAGTTCCTGAATGCAGTTGACCCTAAAGAACTGCTTGGTGGATTCGATGACTTCATCGGTGAGTGCATGACCGTAAGCATGGTTGGCGATGAGAAGGGTGGCAAGAACGATGACGGCACCTTCAAGTATGTTAACTGGAAAGGATTCGGTGGTATGCCGGACAAGCTGAAGAAGCTGGTGCTGGCTCAGGTTGAAGAGGAAGGGCTTACCATGACTGGTCACATTACCTTCGACAAGCTGACCAAAGATATCATCGACTCTATTCCTGCACACCTTGTTCGTCAGTACCTGCTGAACGAGACTCCACGTGGTAAGAACCTGTCCGTTGCTGGCTCTCATGTAGAATCTATCATTGCTGAAGCTCGTGCCGCTGACCCTGAGTGGAAGAAGGCCAAGAAGAAAGACGGCGATGCAACTCCTGAAGACCGCAAGCCACTGGACACTGGCGCTGCTGTTCCGCAGGAAGTACCGGAAGCACAGAACGCTCCGGCACCTGCTATGGATGAAGACGCTGAGTATTAATTAATCAAGGAGGTTTAATGAAAGTAGAAGCAGTAACCCTACACTTCAAGCCGGGCGTAACGTCGCTGGGCGGCACTGCATTCGTTTCTTTTAGCGAAGGCGAGGCATACCAAGACCTTCACTATATTGCCCGTGACGGGCAGCACGTTGTGAATTATCACGACCCTGCAACTGGTCGTCGCCACGGCATCGGCTTCCCGATGGGCGACATCCGTCAGACGAATACCGTCTTGCTGTAAGTCCAACACGTTGGACAAATTGGTGCAGCACTTATTTGTGTTGCACTATAGAAGAGAAGAATTTATCGGCATTTCGCCATCAACTTTAAGAAGGAGATATAAATATGTTCACTATCGAAACCCTGTCTAACCGTGTTGTTAAAGCTGGCTCTCTGGTAATCGTTGAGTCATTCATCATTGTTGATGGTGAGGGTGCACTGGTCGCTGGTACTAAAGCCTACGACACCCGTGAAGAGGCTCAGGCTAAGATTGACAGCATGGGTAACTTCGCTGCTGGTCTGGAGTTCGCTCGTGCTTGCTTCCCAGATCAGGCTGACAAAGCTCAGATCGGTAAGGCTAACGTTGTTGCCGAGTATCTGGATTGGATTGCAGCAGGTAAGCCTGTGAAAGAAGCTAAGGCTGCTGAAGCTGTTGAAGCTGCTGCCGAAGAAGCTCCGGTTGCTGAAGCTCCGGTGAGCGAGGAGGAGGAGTTTTGAGTTAAATGAGACTAAGCCGTGATGCACTCATAGAGAAGATCAAGGCTAACGTGAGAGTTGACAGTAACGGATGCTGGATATGGCAGAAGTCTGTTGGCTCTCATGGCTATGGAAACATAGCTACAGGTGGAGGTAGAAATGAAACAGTACACCGAGTTAGCTGTGAAGTGTTTCATGGCAAGTCTGATTTAAAAGATGTACTTCATTCTTGCGATAATAAGAAGTGCTGTAACCCTGAACACTTAAGTTGGGGTTCTCGTAGACAGAATATGATTGATGTCTCAGTGAGAACCAAGAGGTCTAGCCAGAAGCTAGATGTCGATAAGGTTAAGTACATTCGTTCTTGTAGTCTATCTACAAAGGCATTAGCAGAAAAGCTAGGTGTCTCTAAAGATTTGATTAACAAAGTTAGAAGTCGCAAGGCGTGGAGTCACGTCGAATAACATGCCCTGTCTGCCTTAGTGTAGGCAGGGCTTTTTGCGTAATAGTTATTGGAGAATAAATTATGCCGACTATTGAATCTCGTTTAAAGATAGCGTACCTCTTCTGGTATGATCCTACTAGAAAGCTAAACATTACAGGTGTTAAAGTCTTCCTTGATGGTGAGTTGTTTCTCAAGAGGAAGAAGGAAACCAAAGGTGTTCATGACTCTCGTGCGTTTGCACATGAGGTACGCTACTCTATTCTGAAGGAGTGGCCTACATGTCAAGACCAAACTTCGAGTTCGGAGCTACAGTATCGGAAGACAATAGTCTCATCTTGTGGCCGACTGAAGGTAAGAGAATCGCTCTAGTAGATGGAGATATGATTCCCTACATCATTGGTTATACTATCAATGAGATGACTCTTGTCCGAGCTATTACTCGTGTTAAGTCTGGACAAGTAGAACGTATAGAAGATACTCCAGAATGCAAGCAAGCTTGTGACCGTGTTAACTCCATGCTTAACTCATGGGTATACGGTGCAGAATGTGATGCAGCGCGTATCTTCCTCACCAAGTCAGATGCTAATTTCCGTTTGCGCATGGCATTCACTAAGCCGTACAAAGGCCAACGTAAGGCAGAGAAGCCTCCTTTCTTCTATGAGATGAGGCAACACCTTATGGATGTGCATGGTGCTGAACTGGCAGACGGAGAGGAAGCAGATGACTTGATGAGTATTGCACAATGGGATTCTCACAGACGCTTCTTAGCTGAGGTTGGTAACGAGTTCTCAATAGGTAGTCCAGAGCATAAGGTATTCTCTGATACCGTTATCGTGTCTGCTGATAAAGACCTGATGATTGTACCCGGCTGGCATCTTCAACCTGGCAGCGAGATGAAGTGGGTTGAACCTATGGGCTGGCTTGAGTTACGTCGCAAGGCTAACGGTCAAGTCAAAGATCTTAAAGGTGCTGGCCTTAAGTTCTTTTATGCACAAATGGTGATAGGCGATGACATAGATAACTACGCAGGTATTCCTGGTCGTGGTGCTAAGTATGCCTATGACTTGTTGGATAAATGCAAGACAGAGAAAGAGCTATACATGGCTGTGCTCAGTGCTTACAAAGCTAAGTTCGGAGAAGGCCAAGTTAAGTTGAAGAACTACCGTGGCGGTTACAAGATCGGTAGGGCTTATGACTTGATGCTAGAAGCAGGACGCCTAGCTCACATGATGCGTTTTAAGGGAGACATCTGGAGGAAAGATAAGTCACCTATCTTATGGGGAGATGCGGAGAATGAGTGGATGCATTGATCATGGATGTAAAGGCTACGGCATAGGTTATGCTACCGCCTACTATCGTGGTCGTTGTGGTAAGAAGAAATACACTACAAAGCATCGTGTAGTTTACTGCAAATTCCACGGGATACATCCTGAAGATTTACCAGACGATTTAGTAATACGTCACAAGTGTGACAATGCACGTTGTATTAACCCTCTTCACTTAGAGGTGGGGACTCATGCAGAGAACATGCGTGACATGGCTGAACGTGGTCGTGCATACAAAGGTGGTATGCAAGGCGAGAGGAACGGACGCTGTGTTGTATCTGATGTTCAGGTGTCTGAGATTAAAGCTCTGCGTTTGCAGGGCTTAACCTACAGGGCTATCGGTGAACGCTACGGTATTGGCATTAGCCAAGTAGCCCGTATAGTGAAAGGAGAACAACGTGGCAACAAAGTTGAAAACGTCAGAGGTTGAAGCATACAAACGTGAATTGCTTGAGAAGCAAGGTTGGAAGTGCCCTATTTGCGGTGCTCACCTTAAAGCTGTCTCACCAATTAATCGTGTGTTAGACCACTGTCATCGTAGAGGCTTCTGTCGTGCGGTACTATGCCGTGGTTGTAACGGCGGCATTGGTAAGATTGAGAATCTTGTGAAGTCTTATTGCAAGGCTGGTGATAACGAATACTTCATTGTGAAGACATTGCGTAACATCGCCGCTTACTTGGATTTACACAAGACACCTCAAACTGATAAACTATACCATAAGCACCAGACTGAGGCAGAGAAGCGCGAGGCTCGCAATCGCAAGGCTCGCTTGGCATACGCAAGAAAGAAGGAGGGTAAGGTTGGGTAAGCTGCGCTCACTGTATAAAGACTCCGAGGTACTTGATGCAATCGAGCAAGCTACCGACGAGAAAGGTAATGTTAACTACAACAAGATGGCTCGTATCTTATCGGCACATCCTGTTGGTAAGAAGATTACACGTCAACTGGCTCGCTACTGGCATGGTCAGTTCCAGACGACCAAGAAGAATGGCGAATACTACCAGACTCTGCTTCAGGAAGATAAGCGCCTCAAAGAAGCACGTAAGCTCAGGACTCCTGACCGCTATGAGGATCTGGCTGTTGTACCACTGCCTGACTCAGCTCATCGAAGTGTACTGGTAATCCCTGACACCCATGCACCTTATGAGCATCCAGATACTCTGGAGTTCTTGGCAGCAGTTGCTGCACGTTATCGCCCTGATACTGTGGTTCACCTTGGAGATGAGGCAGACAAACATGCCCTGTCATTCCACGATAGCGACCCGAACTTAGATTCTGCTGGCATGGAGCTAGAGAAGGCTCGTGTCTTCATGCACAAGCTGCACAAGATGTTCCCTGTCATGCGCCTGTGCCACTCTAACCACGGCTCTATGCACTTCCGTAAGGCAAGCGCCAAGGGTATCCCTGTTCAATACCTCCGTACCTACCGTGAAGTCTTCTTCCCGCAGGGTGGTGGCGACCAGTGGGATTGGCAGCACACTCACGTTCTTGAGTTGCCGAACGGTGAGCAGGTAGCATTCAAGCATCAACCTGCTGGCTCTGTGTTGGCAGACGCTGCACATGAACGCATGAATCTGGTCTGCGGTCACCTGCATGGTAAGATGTCTGTAGAGTACGCACGTAATACCCACGAGCAGTATTGGGCTGTGCAAGGTGGCTGTCTCATTGATGAGTCATCTCGCGCATTCGCCTATGGTCGTGAATCCAAATACAAGCCAGCACTTGGTTGTGTTGTGATTGTTGAAGGTGTACCTCAGATTGTCCCGATGCAGACAAACTCTGACGGGCGCTGGACAGGCAAGCTTTAACGTTGCACTATAGAACAAAGGGTGGTTTAGACTGCCCTTGATTGTATAGTGAATGGAGGAATTAATATGTTACAACACCATTATGAAGATAAGTCCAACACGTTGGACAAGAAGGAAGACATGGTAGCCAAGCCTAGTCATTATGATTTCTTCCCCGGCGTAGAAGCTATCGTTATCATTGCACGTTCTATGAACGAGAAGCAGTTCGAAGGGTACTGTATGGGTAACGCACTGAAGTACCGTCTTCGTGCAGGTAAGAAGTGGAACACCGAAGAGGATTTGAAGAAGGCCGACCAATACGGCAAGCTGTTTGAGAAGTATCGTCATTGCTGTATGCAGGAGGATGTATGATGAACATCTTCGAATTTCTAGGGTTACCTGAGGATCATCGTGCAAAGCCTGTTATGCTGGTTAAGCACCGCGATGAAGTACCAGATAGCAAACTTACATTTCCGGTTTATGCACAGGTGAAACGAGATGGTGTTTTTAGTGCCACCGTTGTGCGTACTGATGGTGCTGTTGGTATCTTTGGGCGCACTGGTAAGAAGTTATCTAATGTCGAGAAGTTGGAAGCGGCGTACTCTTCTTTCCCCGCGGGTGTTTACTTTGGAGAGTTGCAATCTATGGCTGTGGATGTCTATCTTGAATCCATCTCTGGGGTGGTCAATCCTAATAGAGTGGAAGAGCTAGATTTCATAGGACAGCAGATTAAAGACAACTTGTACATCGACTTCTTTGACATGCTGACAATCAAGGCATTCGCTGAGGGTAAGACTGATGTTACTTTCATCAAACGTCATGACGCTTTGTTGCGTCGTATTGGTGGCTTACTGGCTGCTCCTAATACTATCCTGCCTGTTACTCCATGTCACAGCGAAGCTGATGTGGAAGTATTTGCTAAAGAGCAGATAGACGCAGGGCGTGAAGGTGCGGTCTTTAAACTAGACTGCGACTATGAGGCTGGTCACAAAGGTTACCGTCAGACCAAGATTGTGCGCATGGTCTCTTATGACCTGACGTGCATAGGTTGGGAAGAGGGTAAAGGTAAATACAAAGGAAAGGTTGCCAACCTTATCTTCAAATGGAAAGGTGGCAAGACTGTCAAGGCAATGCTAGGTCGTGGGTGGACTCACGATGATGCAGAACAAATGTTTCATGATATTAAACACGGTGGTGAACTAAACGTCATCGGGAAGATCTTCGCTGTCAAGGCGCTCCAAGAATCTAGCAAGGGAGTCTTGCGACTTCCCAAGGCTGGAGAGTTGCGCCACGATAAGGAGGAACCAGATGTCTTTTGATTCAATGAAAGCCACTCGTGCTGTAGAGGTGGCAGAGGCTCTGTTCGAGTCTTACTCTTGCGGCATGACGCCGCCTTATACTTTACTGGCTGAGGCTGAAGACCTTGGCTTGTCTATTGAAGCTATCCAAGAGAAGGTGGAGGAATTGTATGGTTGCGAAGAAGAAGCTTCCGACGATTTCATTTGAAGGGATGGAAATGCTTGAGCTAATCCTCAGACCTAGTTCCGTGAAGGTCACTAAGACACATGAGGAATTACTGATTGATGAGGTCAAGCGTTATGTCCTGCAATGTGCCAAGGCTCAGTTGGTGGTGCAATGATCAGACCAGCCAGCTTCCTTGATATCCCTGAGATTATCAACTTAGGGAACCGATATGTAGAAGAGGAAGTTAAGGTGGTGGCACATCATTCTGCTGAGTGGAACGCTGAGCAAAGTGCTCACCACCTGTGTGCATCGCTGACTAAAAAGGATATGTTCCTGTGGGTGGCGGTAGACGAGGCACAGATTGTAGGTTACTTATGGGCTGGTATTCATATGCTGGCACCTTGGACTCAAATACCTGTAGCCTCTGACATACTCTTCTACATCATACCTGAGAAGCGTGGGACATTGCTTGGTATGCGCCTAATTAAAGCCTATAAAGAGTGGGCTAAAGAATCAGGTTGCCACGAAGTACGCCTGTCTATCGCCTCTGGTATCAATGAAAAGCGTGTCGGTCGGATGTATGGTCGTTTAGGCTTCGAACCGTTCGGCACTGTGTATAACCTGAAATTCTAAGGAGATAATATGGGCGTTGTTAAGAAAGCATTCAAGGCTATTGGTCTTGCACAGGATGCTCCGCGTATCGAAGCAGCCAAGGTTCCGGCTCAGCAGCTTGAGCGTAAACCAGAAGTAGAAGCTGAAGAGATTGAGTTAGGCCAAGGTGATGATGCCTCTTCCTCTGCAAAGGGTAAGCGTGGCCTAGTTCGCCCTGTAGCCTCCAGCTTAGGAGTTTAATATGCAAGACACCATGTTAGAGTATGGTGGCAAGCGATCAAAGATTCCAAAGCTGTGGGAGAAGTTGTCTAAGAAGCGTAGCCCATACCTTGATAGGGCAAAGCATTACGCTAAGTTGACACTCCCTTACCTGATGAATGACAAGGGTGACAATGAGACTTCGCAGAATGGTTGGCAAGGTGTAGGTGCTCAGGCAACTAACCACTTAGCTAACAAGCTGGCGCAAGTCTTATTCCCTGCACAACGGTCATTCTTCAGGGTAGACTTGACCACGAAAGGCGAGAAGATTCTCGATGACCGTGGCCTCAAGAAAACACAACTGGCTACTATCTTTGCTCGTGTTGAAACCACGGCAATGAAAGCGTTAGAGCAACGTCAGTTCCGCCCTGCCATAGTTGAGGTGTTCAAGCATCTTATCGTTGCAGGTAATTGTCTGCTCTATAAACCAAGCAAAGGTGCACTGAGTGCTGTACCGATGCACCACTATGTTGTTAACCGTGACACAAACGGTGACTTGCTTGATATCATCCTTCTGCAAGAGAAGGCATTACGAACCTTCGACCCTGCAACTCGTGCAGTAGTAGAGACTGCCATGAAAGGTAAGAAGTGCAAGGAAGATGATAACGTCAAGTTGTACACTCACGCCAAGTATGAGGGTGATGGGTTTTGGGTTCTCACACAATCTGCCGATGATGTACCTGTAGGTAAGCAGAGCCGTGTTAAGGCCGAGAAGTTACCTTTCATCCCACTGACGTGGAAGCGTAGCTATGGTGAAGATTGGGGACGTCCTCTGGTTGAGGATTACTCTGGTGACTTGTTTGTTATCCAATTCCTGTCTGAAGCTGTAGCCCGTGGTGCTGCATTGATGGCTGATATCAAATACCTAATTCGTCCCGGTGCTCAGACTGATGTTGATCACTTCGTCAACTCTGGTACTGGTGAGGTAATCCTAGGTGTTGAGGATGACATTCACATTGTCCAGCTTGGCAAGTATGCAGACCTGACACCTATCAGTGCGGTACTTGAAGTCTACACCCGACGCATCGGTGTCATCTTCATGATGGAGACTATGACACGCCGTGATGCTGAACGTGTTACTGCTGTAGAGATTCAGCGTGATGCCCTAGAGATTGAGCAGAACATGGGTGGTGTCTACTCTTTGTTTGCCATGACCATGCAGACACCTATTGCTATGTGGGGCTTGATTGAAGCTGGTGACTCTTTTACTAGTGAACTGGTAGACCCTGTGATTGTGACAGGTATCGAAGCACTAGGCCGTATGGCAGAGTTGGATAAACTGGCTAACTTCTCGCAGTACATGGCTTTGCCACAAGCGTGGCCTGAACATGCACAGCAACGTATTGTATGGGGTGATTACATGGATTGGGTGCGTGGTCAGATCTCTGCTGAACTGCCTTTCTTCATGTCAGAGAAAGAGTTTGAAGCTAAGATGGCGCAGCAATCAGAAGGACAGCAGATGGCTATGCTGAACGAAGGTGTGGCTAAGGCTATCCCTAATGTTATTCAACAAGAAATGAAGGAGGGTTAATTAGTGGCCTTTGAATTTGTAGAACCGACCAATGAAACTACCACTGCTCCGGCTGCTGAAGAGAACAAGGAGGTGACTAATGATGTTACTGGTACTGACGCTGGTAATACTGGCACTGACGTACAGGATGATGCAGACGATAAAGGCACTGAGAACGCCGGAGGAGCGGATTCTGGACAGCCTAGCGGAGAAGGAACTGGTGAACCGGATGGTGAACCTAAGCCAGATGATTCCAAGGCCGATGAGGAAGCGCGATACTTCTTCGGTGAACACGAAGTAACCATTGAAGTACCGGATGATGTAACAGAAGCTCTTAAAGAGAAGGGCATCGACGCTATGCAGGTTGCTCGTGAACTGTATGGTGAAGGTGGTAAGTTCGAACTGTCAGACGAAACCAAGCAGAAGCTGTACGATGCCTTTGGCAAGTTCGCAGTAGATGCCTACCTGTCCGGCCTTAAGGCTCAGAACGAAACATTCTTCCTCCGCGAAGAGACTGCCGCCAAGGAAGCTGAAGCAGCAAACGCTCAGCGCTACACGGATATCGCCAAGGAAGTTGGCGGTGACGAGGGCTGGAGTCGTCTTGAAGAGTGGGCGCTTGAATCCCTCTCTGATGATGAACTGACGGCCTTCAACGCAGTTATGCAATCCGGCAACCAGTACCTGCAAGCCTATGCAGTACGTGAACTGGAAAGCCGCCGTAAGGCTGCACAAGGTGATGACAAGCCGAACCTGATTGAACCTACGGCACCGTCTGGTGGTGGAGATGATAACTCACCGCTTACCCGTGAGCAGTATATTCGGGAACTGGCAACACTTGGTCAGCGCTTCGGCAAAGACCGTAAAGCAGCAGCAGAGTATCAGGCTAAGCTGGATGCTCGTCGTCGTGCTGGCATGGCTCGTGGCCTGTAAAGCCTATTTGTGTTGCACTATAGAAGGGAGGTACGCCTCCCTAATTTATCAACTTGATTTATAAGGAGATTATAATACATGTCCACACCTAACAATCTGACGAATGTAGCCGTTTCCGCTTCCGGTGAGGTAGACAGCCTGCTCATTGAGAAATTCAATGGCAAGGTAAATGAGCAGTACCTGAAGGGTGAGAACATCATGTCTTACTTCGACGTGCAGACCGTAACTGGTACTAACACTGTTAGCAACAAATACTTAGGTGAGACTGAACTTCAGGTTCTGGCTCCGGGACAGTCTCCGGCTGCAACCTCAACTCAGGCCGATAAAAACCAGTTGGTAATCGACGCCACTGTTATCGCTCGTAACACCGTTGCACACCTGCACGATGTACAGGGTGACATTGACAGCCTGAAGCCGAAGCTGGCAACCAACCAAGCTAAGCAACTGAAGCGCATGGAGGATGAAATGCTGATTCAGCAGATGCTGCTTGGCGGTATTGCCAACACTCAGGCTAAGCGTACCAACCCGCGTGTTAAAGGTCACGGCTTCTCCATCAACGTAGAAGTTGCAGAAGGTGAAGCGCTGGTTAACCCGCAGTATGTTATGGCTGCTGTCGAGTTCGCACTGGAGCAGCAGTTAGAGCAGGAAGTTGATATCTCTGATGTTGCAATTCTGATGCCGTGGCGTTACTTCAACGTACTGCGTGATGCAGACCGTATCGTTGATAAGACCTACACCATCTCTCAGTCCGGTGCAACCATTCAGGGCTTCACTTTGTCCAGCTACAACTGCCCGGTAATCCCGTCTAACCGCTTCCCGAAATACACTCAGGGACAAGCACACCACCTTCTGTCTAACGAAGACAACGGTTATCGTTATGACCCGATTGCTGCAATGAACGGCGCTATCGCTGTACTGTTCACTGCTGATGCACTGCTGGTTGGTCGCTCTATTGATGTGACTGGTGACATCTTCTATGAGAAGAAAGAGAAGACCTTCTACATCGACACCTTCATGGCAGAGGGTGCAATCCCTGACCGTTGGGAAGCTGTGTCTGTTGTTACCACCAAGCGTAACACCAGCACTGGCGCAGTGGAAGGCAGCGACGGCGCTCAGCACACCATCGTTAAGAACAGAGCACAGCGTAAGGCTGTCTACGTTAAGAACGCGGTTGCTACTGGTGCGGCTGCTGCCTCTGCAAGCCTGTCTGCTGAAGATCTGGTTGCCGCTGTTCGTGCTGTGATGGCTAACGACATCAAGCCGACTGCAATGAAACCGACCGAGTAATTAAGTAACACCTATGCCCTATCTACCTCTGCGTAGGTAGGGCTATTTTGTTTAGGAGAAATTCATGCCGTTAATTAACAACACTAGCAATGTTGGTTATCTCATGTCAGAAGCCAGCTTCAATATCATTGACAGCAAGCTAGAGGCAGTCAACCTTTGTATGCGAGCCATCGGTCGTGAGGGTGTGGATTCCCTTGACTCAGGCGACTTAGATGCTGAAGATGCAAACAAGATGATTGATATTGTATCTCAGAGGTTCCAGTACAATAAAGGTGGTGGTTGGTGGTTCAACCGTGAACCTAACTGGCGCATTACACCAGACACAAACGGTGAGGTAAACCTACCTAATAACTGCATCGCTGTACTTCAGTGTTATGCATTAGGTGAGCAGAAAGTGCCAATGACAATGCGAGCAGGTAAACTGTATTCCACATGGAACCACACCTTCGACATGCGCAGTCATGTGAACAAGGATGGTGCCATACGTCTGACACTGCTCATGCTCTTACCTTTCGAGCATCTACCTGCAAGTGTGATGCAAGCAATTGCATATCAAGCTGCTGTAGAGTTTATTGTGTCAAAGGATGCAGACAAGACCAAACTGTCTACACACCAGCAGATTGCAAGCCAGTTATTCATTGACGTGCAGTCCGAGCAAATGTCTCAGAAGAGACTCAACATGTTGGTGCACAACCCCACACAACGTCAGTTTGGTCTTATGGCAGGTGGTTCTCAGAACGTACCAGCTTATTCGCATACCCCTTATGACAGTTATCCATTACGGCCTTGGGAGGGTAATCGCTAATGGAAGTACAAGGTTCATTAGGTCGTCAGATTCAAGGTATCAGCCAGCAGCCTCCAGCAGTGAGGTTGGATGGTCAGTGCTCCGAGATGATTAACATGGTTCCTGATGTAGTAGATGGCACTAAGTCTCGTATGGGGACTACCCATGTTGCCAAGATTATGGACTATGGTGAAGAAAACATGGCAACCCACCACTACCGCCGAGGTGAGGGCGATGAGGAATACTTCTTTGTCATGAAGAAAGGGCAGATGCCAGAGATCTTCGACAAGCAAGGACGTAAGTGCCCTATATCTTCACAGGATGCACCGATGGTTTATATGCAAGAAGTCACCAATCCAAGAGAGGATGTACAGTTTATGACTATTGCAGACGTCACCTTTGTGCTTAACAGGAAGAAGGTTGTCAAGGCGAGGAAGGATAGGTCACCAAAGGTAGGTAATACGGCTATCGTGTTTAGTGCTTATGGTCAGTATGGTACTACATATAAGATATTAATCAATGATGCGGTTGCAGCCTCTTATGCCACACGTGATGGTGGATCGGCAGATCAGGTAGTAGATATTCGCACAGAGAATATTTCATCTAAGCTGTACGAAAGTTTACAGCAATGGTCTGGTATTAGCGCCTACGATATTCAACGTGATGGTACATCCATCTTTATCACAAGCAAAGACGGCGACACTACCTTCACTGTCACAACAGAGGATGGTGCCAAAGGTAAGGACTTGGTGGCTATCAAGTATAAAGTGACGTCAACCGACCTACTGCCTTCACGAGCACCAGTAGGTTATAAGGTTCAAGTGTGGCCTACAGGTAGCAAGCCGGAGTCACGTTATTGGCTACAGGCCGAGAAGAAAGAAGGTAACTTGGTTACATGGAAGGAGGCGATTGGGGCGGATATCCTTGTAGGTTTCGATAAAGCAACTATGCCATACATCATCGAACGCACAGGCTTCGTTAACGGTGTAGCTCAGTTCAAGATGAGGCAAGGTGATTGGGAAGACAGGAAGGTTGGCGACGACCTGACAAACCCTATGCCTTCATTCATAGACGAGGATGTACCGCAAACACTTGGTGGTATGTTCATGGTACAAAACCGCTTGTGCGTTACAGCAGGTGAAGCTGTAATTGCTACTCGCACATCCTACTTCTTCGATTTCTTCCGGTACTCAGCTGTATCCGCTGTGGCAACTGACCCGTTTGATATCTTCTCAGATGCAAGCGAGGTGTATCAGTTGAAACACGCAGTAACTTTGGACGGTGCCACGGTGTTGTTCTCTGACAAGTCACAATTCATCTTACCAGGAGACAAGCCACTTGAGAAGTCGAACGCACTGCTCAAGCCTGTAACAACCTTTGAGGTAAATAACCGAGTCAAACCAGTTGCTACAGGTGAGTCTGTTATGTTTGCCACAAGTGAAGGTGCATACTCTGGTGTACGTGAGTTCTACACGGATTCATACAGTGACACTAAGAAGGCACAAGCTGTCACCAGTCACGTCAATAAACTGATTGAAGGTGACATAACTTTGATGGTGGCAAGCACCAACGTCAACCGACTTTTGGTTATGACGAATCAACACCCCAACGTGGTGTACTGCTACGATTGGTTGTGGCAAGGTACAGAGCGAGTACAAGCAGCTTGGCATAAGTGGGAGTGGCCTTTAGGTACTTCAGTTCGTGGTATGTTCTATTCTGGAGAATTGTTGTATCTGCTTATCGAACGTGGAGATACAGGTGTCTACTTAGAAAGAATGGATATGGGTGATGCATTGGCATATAACCTAAATGACCGTATTCGTATGGACAGGCAGGTTGAAGTTATGTTCCACCATAACAAACTAGAAGATACGTGGGTGTCCGACCCACTACCTTATACACCATCTAACCCAGAACTGATGGAGTGTATCGTGGTTGAAGGGTGGAGTGCATACATAGGCGGTGCATTCTTGTTTGACTACGATTACACTACCAACAAGCTGACAACCACTTTCGACTTACGCAATGACAATCATGTTGCTGCTAAGGTGGTAGTAGGGCAAATATACCCACAAGAGTTCGAGCCTACACAGGTGGTAATCAGAGATGCACAAGATAGGGTATCTTATATCGATGTACCAGTAGTTGGTCTTGTTCACCTTAATCTCGACAAGTACCCTGATTTCTCTGTAGAGGTCAAGAACTTGAAGAGTGGCAAAGTGCGGAGAGTTCTGGCATCTAACAGGGTTGGTGGTGCGAGAAACAACATCGTAGGCTATGTGGAGCCTAGAGAGGGGGTATTTAAATTCCCACTACGTTCACTGAGCACAGACACGGTGTATCGTATCATTGTCGAATCACCTCACACATTCCAGCTACGGGATATCGAGTGGGAAGGTTCCTATAATCCATCAAGAAGGAGGGTATAATGGCAATCGGCTCTGCTGTAATGTCTGGCTTGTTCGACTTGTTGACGGGCGTTGGC